GTGCTAGGCCTTCGTCGAGTTGGGTGGCAGGGGCTGTGACCGGTGCGGTGTCACCCGTGACCACCGTGGTCTTCTTTCCAGCAGCAGCACCTTCAGTCAGAGTCGTTGCCGGAGCTTCGACTTCTTCCTTCAGGATGCGTCCGATGAAGAACTTGTACGATTCCTCAAGGCGGCCAGTTTCGATGTTCTTCAGAACCATCTCCATCTGTTCACGCTTCTTGCCGCTGAGCGGTGCGAGGATCTTTTCGAGCTTGGCTTCGCGAACCATCTGGTTGCGATGCTCTTCCGATTCGTTCAGCGCCTTCTTGGCGTCCGACAGCTTGGCTTCGGCGATGCGAAGTTGAGCAGTGACAGAGTCTTCATCAACGTGCGCACCAGCAAAGGTAGATGCGAACGCTTCATAGATGCGACGGCCAAACTCATTCTGCTTGACGACTTCGAGGTCTTCCTTCAGTTCGCCGAGCTCAGCGCTCAAACGGACTTCAAAGAAGGCGTCGATCTTGTCGACGAGGGCGTCGAGTTCTGAAGCAACTTCTTCAGCAAGCTTGTGCTTCTCTTCGACCAGCTTCTCAGCGTATTCGGCTTCGAGGTCGCGGAAGCGCTCGATGTCGCCATTGAGCTCGGTGATCTCCTTGATCAGCGCTTCGGTAACGAAGCCATCGACCTTGGTGACGAGTTCGTCACGTTCAGCGATCCACTGTTCAGCGAGCTCTGAACGAACAACCATCGAAACTTCTTCACGTACTTGCGTCTTGAAGGCCTCAACTGATGTTGTCCATTGCTCGGAGATTTGAGCCTTGGTTTCTTCGCTGAGCAGCTCGTTTTCGAGCAGCTTCTTCAGGATTTCGTCCATGCTTTCTCCTTGTTGCGGTAACGTCAGCTAGGCTGACAACTTGGTATTCCTGCGGGCCAAGACACGGATGTCTTTGTCACGTGATGGTATTTAGCGGGCAGTTCAAAAACGCCTCAAAAACCGTGAGGTTTTGAGGCACCGGGGTCACTCTGCGTCGGCCGGGTCAGCAAACTCGGGTGATTGCGTCAAGCCAGCGAGTTCCTGGGTCTTGGCGACGATGTAGTCGTGAATCGTGACTTCAGCTTGTTCTGGCCGGTCATTGATCAAGTCCTGCAGCATTGCCTTCAGTTGTTCCTTCGGATCGCTCATAGCATTCCTTTGTTGTTGCGGTGTGTTATTTACCATCACCGGTTGGGTGCAGGATCACGCCGTGAGTGCTGCGAGTGCCTTCTTCGCCTTGTCAAAAGTGGCTTTGCACTTTGGGCATTCAGGATCGGCATTCATCTCCTTACGAGCCTTCGCAAGAGCAGCCTTCGCCTTGATGATCTTCTCAGGATTCTGCTTCGCCATGCGATCGCCATCACTGGCTTCACTCATCAAGTCTGACAGCCCGTCATACGCGTCTGGGACAGATGGGTCCTTCATGCCAGCCTTGGCGATCTTGATGATCTCGGCCTTATGATTCTTCCACTGCTTTTCTGACTTATCGTCGCCGACAGCGTAATCAACAGAGCCATCATTCATGAACAACACATTCACGCCGTAGTAATCCTGGTCAGTCTCAGCGTCCGCGATTCGCATCACGTGCACGGCGTAGTAGTCCTTCTCATGCGACTTCTCAAGTGCATAGAACTGCGCCCCACTAGCGGCCATCTTCTTCAGGACCGAACGGCTTGGACGGTGCCCCGTCTTCTTGTTCACCTTGTCGAACGCGCGCGCCTTCTCTTCCGGAGCACCACGGCCCTTGATGGCATCGTTCTTGATCGTGCGAACCGCCTCTGAAATCTTGCCAGAGAATACTGATGGCGACATTTCACGGGTCTTGCCGCCACGTGATACGCAGACGTGCTTGCCATCATCAGCGACACCGAGGAACTCATGCTCATTGCCATCAGTGTCGACGAGCATCTCGCCCTTCTTAACTGATGACAGCTTGCCGGCACCGTACGGATACGGAACCATGAGCTGCTTGGCCTTCGCTTCCTGCATGAGGAACTGCTTGAAGGTCAGCGTCTCTTTGACGTCCTTTGCACTTTGCCCACGACCAGCTTCAGCAGCGCCACTGCCCTGCTTCGGATCAAGCGCCTTGAACGTCCAACCTTCTGTCTCGCCGTACTTGACGGAGACCTTGATGTCACCTGGCACTGCGCCCATTTGAGCAGCGTGCTTGCCCTTCGCTTCGGTTTCGAAAGGCCCAGCAAGTGCATTCCCACCAGGCGAAACCACGAACCAGCCGATGTCGTTGCTCACTTCTTGCCCTTCGTGATCGCTGCGATCAGTGCGTTGATTTCCTTCTGGAAGTAAGCCTGAGCCTTCTTGTCAGAGACCACGGCTTCAGCCAGCGTCATGACCTTCTTCGAACCAAGGGCTTCAGCCACAACGTTCGGATAGGCTTCAGGAGCCGATGGGGTCGAGACAATGTCCATGGTGACGAACGAGAAGTCGCTCACGTCACCACCTTCATTCACGTTGCCAGTACCACGGCTCGACACACCGAGACGGACACCGCCTTCGATGATGGCCTTGGCGATCTGACCAGACGGCGTGTTCAGCAGCTTCATCTTGCCAACAGCGTTCGAGCCGTCCATGCGGATCTCAGTGATGGCGTGCGACACGTTCGCAAGGTTGATGCTCAGCGTATCTGGGTGATTGAGTTCACCCATGATGAACTGACCAGCCTTGATCTTCGTTTGGCACTCTTCAACAGCGCGTGTGATCTCATTCACTGGGTAGACACGACCGTTGCCGTTCTTCAACGCAGCCTGCATCATGATGCCAGACAGGTACATGTCACCACCTTGCTGCTTCATCTCAGTCAGCTTGGCGACGGTTGGGGCGAGGTATTCTTGCAGCAGCTTCATTGGGTGCTCCTAATGGCGGTGTCGTATTTAGCCAGCTGTTGGCGCTGGAGCCCCACCGGCTGGTGCCGGCGTTGGTGCTGCACCTTCAGGAGGTGCCTCTTCAGGTGGCGCTGCGCCTTCTTCACCTGGGGCTTCATCGCTGAAGGTGTCCAGTAGTCCAGCTGTTGGCTCATCTGAGAACTCATCAGCACCACCGCCTTCACCAGGCTGTCCAGCTTCTGCGTTCACGTCGATTGGATTACGGTTCGCGTACACCGCATCGTCGTACAGCTGCTGCATGATCGGAACTTCACCGTTCTCGGTCATGTTCTTCTCTTCCTTGATCATCACTTCGTTCATCTGGATCTCATCATCAGACAGACCAAGGTAACGCTTGAGGATGAAGCGACGAGACAGGAACTTGACTTCTTGGATGTTGTTGAACGAACCGATCAGATCGGCATCGAGCGCAGCTTGACGGTAGAGCGCGAAGTTCGCTGGGTCTGGAAGCTTGATGCTGAAGACTTCATCGTCGATCCGCAGACCGCAGACCTTCATGTAGATCTTGAACTCTTGGTCGTAGATTTCGTTCAGTCGGTCTTGGAGACGCCCAATGAACTTCGCGAACCGGAGCTCTTCGATGTACGCAATGCCGACCTTGCCGTCATTCGTCTGTGAACCAGCCGCATCGCCACCACCAAGGTACGATGTTGGGATACGCAGACCACGGAAGATCTTCTCTTGGAATTGACGAAGCAGTGCAGTGCCGAAGTCCTCAGTGCCGCCCGGAAGGGTCTCAACACGTGACGACTTACCAGCCGCCGTGACCGGGAAGAAGTAGTCCTCTTGCAGACTGGTTGGATCGTACTGACCATCCACCGAATCCTTGATGCCGTTCGTCTGTGAACCAGGAACACGCTTCTGACGGATGTCGTTCTTCACACCTTCGAGATAACGCTTCACCTGTTGCTGGTTCATGTTACCAACGTCCAGATAGAACACGCGACGTTCAGGAGCGCGAACGATGCGGTAGATGATGACCGCGTCTTCGAGCATTGTGAGCTGACGGTAGACACGGAAGATGGGCTTCAGCACTGACGATCCGAATGGGGCAGAGTCACCCATGTCGTCGCACATGGTGAAGTGAATCATGGCTGCAGCCGGCACCACATCAATGAACTCAGCTGCTGAGCGACCAATGCCGAACTGTTGAGCGGCCTGGCCGTTGTGCGGCTTCTTGACGTGATAGCTGATCTTGTTCCCCATCTCATCAACCTCAATGCCAACAACGAGGGATGGGTCAACGTAGTGCCACTTGTGCGTGTCTGAGTTCTTGCGGAAGAAGCAGTCGCCGTACTTGATCATGCATCGTGCAGTACTGAAGACGCGCTTCTTCAGATCCTGGATCTGGCTCCACTGACGCAATGCTGCACGCACCGTGACGGTGGTGCTGTCGCTGACGTCCTGATTGTCTTCCTTCTGCCATTGGATTTCGAATGGCAACTCAGTCTTGTCGTCCTTACCGGACATTTCCTCAGCGATGATGTCCAAGGAACGAGCGATGTCAATGTCGGTGTCCATCGAATCGTACTGCTTGTACGACTGCATGCGCGATCCTGGTCCCTTCATGACCTGCGAGTACCAAGTCACAGCCGACATAGACGACATGTCGGTGGAGCGAGGGTCGTACGCGTCGGTGCTAAGCGTCGTATAGAGCTGCTTGCGCGTCTTAGGAGCGACGATCTTCCAGAAAGCCGTCATCTGTGTCATACTTGTCCTTGATTCAGTAGCCGATTGGCCATCACTTCAGCGGAGACGAACCCCGCAGCTGGGCGATTGCCCTTCACCAGCTGCTCGGTCAGCGCTACTTGACGTTGTTCTTGATTCAGACTTTCGCGCATCAGTGCAAGCATAGAGTTCAATGCAGCCAAGATCTCGGGAGAACCAACGGCTGCAATCGCTTGTTGAGCGGTGTCAGTTCTCTTCTGGGTGTCTTCAGCCGCAGCACTATTTACGGTGCCCGGATTCACTGCTTGTGGCACTTGTACTTGTGGTTGTCCCAGCACCGCCTTGGCATCTGACAGAACAGAGTCGCGAGTCACATTCAACCCGTATTGCACGTTGTCGTACTTCGCTTGTGCAGCGACTGCCCTTGTGGTCGCGGTCTCTGCCTTCTTAGCCTTCTCATCAGCCGCCTTTGCATTGGCTTCTGAGATGGACGCGAACGTCTTGCTGTTGTCATTCCAGAGCTCGTCCCGAACCTTCTCGTTCTTCGCGGCGGAGATGAACAGATCCTCTGCAGCCGTGTCAAGGAACTTCACCAGCTTCGAATCATCGGGCAGGATCTTCTTGAGAATGCCAGCGACGCCACCAACCAAGCTGCCAAGGAACTCCTTGAAGGCCATGTTCACAGTAGCGACGATGGTGTCGAATGAGTTGCGATACCGTGCGATGAACTTCTCACCGAACACGAATCCAATGATGTCGAAGAACATGTTTGGGAGTGCTGTGAAGAACGCCGTGACCATGCCGCCGATACGAGCAAAGAAACCACCGCCCGGATCGAGCACGTTCGACACTTCACCTGTGAACATTTCCACGGCAGCGCCGATGATGCCACCCCAAAGCACAAAGCCACCGGCCATACCGGACAATGCACCACGAACAGTTGTGAAGCCCGAAGAGATTGCTTCACCAGCAACCTTCGCTCCACGGATAATGCTGCCACCGAACTCTTGGGTCATGAACTTCACCGTCTGCAAAGCACCAGACGTGCCATTCATCATCTTCACGAACTCAGCTGCGTTGAACAAATTGCGGCCAAAGGCCGAGACTCCCTTCACGATCGCCGGACCAATGCCAGTGATCGTCTTCCCAAGTGACTGGATCATTGGGATCACGTTCTTGATTGGGGCAAAGATGTCGGCCGTCATGACGTTCTTAAACCCAGTCATGATGGTGGTTCCGAGACCAGCACCCGTAGCACCAGTTGCAGCAGCGCCAGCAGTTGCAGCGCCGCCAGTGGCTAGTCCTTGTAGTCCAGGAATCTTCGCCAGCCCAGCTCCAAGGGCTTTGACGATTGGTCCCTTGAACAGCAATAGCGTTCCAGCCGTCACAGCTCCAAGAATCGATGGACCAATGCTCTCGTTGAAGCCCTTGACGTACTTCAGGAGTTCACCAACGAACTGACCAAACTTACCGACGTGCTGGCCAAAGTCGCGATTGTTCACAGCGCCACTATCTTGCACCAACGCCGCCTGCTTGCTGGCCTTCATCTCTTTGCCGAAGCCGCTCTGACCAATGAACTCCTGCAACTGATCAAGCACCGCCTGAGCGCCCAATGATCCGTTCTGATAGGCCGCTTGAGCGCTGGTTTCCATGTCCTGCGCTAGTTGCCTGAACTCGAGGTCTTCATCCTTTGTCCGGTTCCGACCCTTCATTGAGAGCTGGGCAGCTCGTTCACCCTTCGATCCCATCCCAAGGAACTGCGCCATCTGCCTGATGCGCCCTGATTCTTCCATACGGCTCTTGACCGTTTGACCACGCGCTTCAATCATCGCGTCAGCAAGACGCTTCGATGCTTCAGCCGTCATGCCAATCGTCTGACCGAAGCCAGCAAGAGCAAGCATGTCCTGGCGGCGCTTTGAGCGCTCTTGACCCTGCAGGCCCACCAGTTCACTTTGCACTTGATCATTCTCAGACACTGACTCAACAAGCTTCGAGAACTCCTTTGCTGTCATGTTCGTGCTCTTGCGGAGCTTGTCGAACAGCTTGATTTGTCCTGTGATTGCATCACCCAGATTAGCCTGGGAGACGCCCATCATTGTGTTGGTCTGCGCAAGTGACCCTTGCAGTTCTCGGGCATCCTTACCAAAGACACCCATGGCAGCAAGTTGACCATCAGCTGCTGAGATGAGCTTGTTGAAATTATCCAGCGACCCGGCACGACTTGCCGCGGTAACATTGTCGCTCACAACACTTGCATACTCCTTGAGCGACATGCCAGATTGGAGCGCAAACTTCGACAGGCTCAGCAAGTTCTGCGATGAGCCAAGGCCAACGTGCGCAAGCGAGAAGAAGTCTTCAGCGACCTTCTTCACAGCATCTTTGAGGTGCCCGACCATAGAGCCGAAGAGCTCGAGCTTGTTGCTCGTCTTGCCGAACCGGCCGAGCAATTGGTCAATGGCAGTTGTCAGTGGTGGCACAGCCCTCGTCAGTGGTTGAAGAGGCGATGGTTGTGGTGCAGGGGCTGTTCCAACAATCGGCGCAGTTGGAACTGTGACGTTCACTGTTGGCGTCGGCGTTGTAGGAGGTGCAACGTTTACAATTGGGCTGACCACCGCTGGTGTGGTCTGAAGCCGCCGAACATTCTTTTCAATCAGCCGCAGTTCATGGATGACAAGGTTCACCTGGTCACTGATAAACCCGGCGCGCTTGTGACCTGTCTCAGCCCAGATGCTGGCGACCTCTGACCAATGAGAACTGAGTGATGTTGCTCGCGTTTGACCGTTCAGGATAGCTTCAAGCCATCCCACGATGTTAGGCCCGTGAACCGCCCCATCAGTGATGGGAGCTGCCGTTGGAATGTCAATAGGCGCCAGTGACGCCATGAACTTGCCCATCGACGACGTCAATGAGCTGAAAGACACGGTGGTCTTACCAACCTCGGTATTCAACCCGACAAGGCTTCGGTCAAGCCCCATCACGGTCTCGTTCATCTTGCCAAGATTGTCAGTGGTCGCTTTGAAGACACGTCCCTGTTCACGGTCACCAGCACGATCGCTAGCCTTCTTTGTCCTAGCTGCGGACGTCGGCATGCGCCCAGTGCCAGTACTGGCAGACGCGCCCCTTAGCAGCTTCTCAATGCTCTCAAGTGTTTTGAGGATCTCGATGTCGGTGTCCATCCCAGTGGGTCCAGTTTGCCCTCTTGGGGCGACGTAAATAAGCTCACCCATATTTAGAACCGAAGGAACCTCTTCATGTCTGACAACGTAAACCCACTCCTGCAAGGCATCAAGCTTCCTGGTCGTACCTTTCAGCTGCCTTCACGTGGCGCGTTGTACAGCTCAGAACTCGACGCGTCGATCGTGAGCGGTGAAGTACATGTGCACCCGATGACGGCCCTGACCGAAATCAACCTGAAGAATCCGGACCTGCTGTTCAACGGTAAGGCGCTGCTCAGTGTCGTTCAAGAGTGCGTGCCCGGCATCAAGAAGCCACTGGAGCTCTTCGGTCGTGACGTTGATGCTCTGTTGTTCTTCCTGCGACTGGTGACGTACGGGTCTGAGTACCGCATCGAGGTCAAGCACGACTGCGAAGGCGCCAAGAACCACTCATACATTGTGGATCTGGAGCAGATCCAGATGAACATGAAGCAGCTCGATCCGACCCTCATCGAGTCGAAGCGCACGGTGGTGTTGAACACTGGACACACGGTGTACACTCGCCCAATGCGATTCGCTGACATCATCGCGCTGTTCCATCACTCAGAAGGCAAGAAGGAACTGAAGGCCGAGGACATCAAGGAGCTGGCCGTTACGAACCTGAAGTGCATGATTGAGCGTGTCGATGCAGTCGCTGACCCGAAGTTCATCGAGCAGTGGATCCGCACGCTGACGACACCGCAGATCAATCGCATTACGGAAGCAGCGACCGAGCTGAATGACTGGGGTCCGGATCAGGTGGTGACGATCAAGTGCAAGGACTGTGGTGGTGACATGCGAGTTGAGCTCCCAATGAATCCCGTCAGTTTTTTCACCGAATGATTCTGACTGGCGATCACACCAGAATCGTAGGGATGATCGATCGACTACATGCTGAGGCGAAGAGCCTCATCCAGTCGGCGCAGGAGATTTCATACTTCAGCCGTGGAGCTTGGTCGTATGAAACAGTGTTGCGGATGTCGGCTGTAGAACGTGACATGGCGGTGGAGTTCATCAACAAGCGGCTCGAAGCAGCGTCGAAGATGCCATTCCCGGTGTTCTGAGCATAAATACGCAACAACCCCTGAAGGAAACAACATGTCCGATCTTCTCAAGCAGGTCATTCAAGACCTCATCAATGACCGTGCCGAGCAGGCGCAAGTCAGCATCCATGACTACATCGTCGCCAAGACCCAAGAGGTCGCAGGTCTGACGGAAGCAGCCGCCAAGAAGATGGCCTACCCAGGCTGCAAGGTGACCTTGCAGCAGTCATGGAAGGGCAAGCTGGAAAAGGCAATCAAGAAGCTTGGTTACACACCAGACGGTTCTGGCTACGAAGATGGTTCGACCTCTTGGTCGGTCGCGTTCGCCACCCCGAAGAAGTTCGACATCAAGAAGTTCGAAACTGCTCTGCGTGATGAACTGCAGATGGACGGCTGGCTGAAGGTTGTTCCGTTCGACATGTCGGAAGACCTGGAGTGACCTGAAGCACCTGAACAGGTGCTCTTGTAGAACCTATTGACCCAGGGACCTAAAGGTCCCTGGGGTGCATCTGGTGTCGCCGAGGATAGCCTCAGGTGAACGTCAACATGTCCTTGCGAGCCAGCAGGAACTGCTCTGACATTTTGATGGCGCGGATCTTGTTCTTGAACCAGCTCGGCGCCACCTCGTGATCGACACGGTCAAGGCTATTCGTTACATCTTCGTAGTTCATGCCAGGCAGAACCTTCTTCACTAGGCGTCCGTAGAACGCAACGCGACTTTGCTCTTCCTTGTTGGCTGAGAAGCCGAGGAACTTTGGCTTCGTTTCAGCCAGGAATGTCTTGATGATCTTGATGACAGTGCCGAAGATCTTCAGGGCAT